TAAAGTGTTTATGCGACTGACGAATGCTTGCTGTGCTTCCGGCGGGAACTGTTCCCCTTGCTGGCTCATTCGATTGATGTAATCCAGCAACACCGGCAAGCGTTCGGCTGCGCTGTCGCCTTGATTCGGAACCGGCGTGTAACCCCGTTCCATGATCGGAATGTTGTGCGCCTCGTCTTCCGCTTCATCCGCAGCCTTAAATTGCGGATCACGAACCAGCCGCTTGACCAGACTTGGGTCGTCCAGTTCCAGTATGGATTTGTCCAATTCGATTTGGTCAATCCACGGTGACTGCGCCATCAACTGTTTCCGCATGATTGCCCGTTGCATCAGCATGGTGCGATCCACGCCGTCCACACCGCCTTTCGGTTCAATCGTGTAGTCGTCATGCAGCGCATCGGCTTGCAAGCTGGTGGCATCTTCCAAATACCGGAACATCAAGTTTTGCGGTGAGTACTGTAAATAAAGCGAGTAAGCCTGACGGTACACACGGGCCAGCGCCAAGCGGAATATCCGCGCACGCAAATCCACACTGCGCTCCATCATGCCACCAATTGCATTTACTTCAGTGGCAGTTCGGCGCTCGCGGGTGTTGATCATTTGACCCATCCCAAAATCCGGCATCGCCAAACGCTGTTCAGCAATCATGCGCGTCTGCACAATCTCCTGCTCCCAACTGATTGGAGGCTGCGGCATCCCCACCGGCTGCAATCCGTATGGCAGTATTTGCCCCGGTCGAAAGCGTATGTTGCTGCTGTTCGGGATGTCGCGTTCGCTGCGGAACATGGGGCTGTTGTAAAACGATATTGAATCCGCTTTACCGTTCATCAGCTTGTTCAAGTACGCTTCTTCCGGCGCTACCAATTCCGGAATGCCACGGCTTGAATACCAGCCCTTGTCCTTCATCTCGTAAGACGCATCGACAAACGGCGCATCCCCGTGCCGATATGGCAGCTTCATCACCGGACGCAAATCGTGATCCGGCATCACGGGCGAATAGGTGCATACCATCCAGCTACCATCCTCATCCCGCTTCCAGTGTTCCCATACAATGACCATTTCATCGTTGTCACTGTACGTCAGTCCCTCGCGCATGAACTTCTCGTTATCGCGATAAGTGGAATTGGTGTTTTCATCACGACCATCGCCGCGAATTTTATCGATTACTGAATGGTCATACCGCTCGTCCCGCAAGTAGGCACTGACACTCATCGGCATGATTTGCACCATCCAATCAGCTTCTTCCAACTTGGACGTGTAATCCGGAACTATCCAGTACAGCGGGTCAACTGCCTCAAACTTGCAGCGCTTGTTGTCGTCATCCCAAAACACTTTGACGACGGAGTGACCGGTCATCAGCATGTGGTCAATCCATGTCAGCGCCTCCTCTTGAAAGTTGCTTTTCTCCTTGATCTGATAATCAAACCAACGCTCGACCGCAGTGGTTAACGGAGCCAGTTGCTGGCGCATTGGAACAAACGAACACAACGTATCGCGTCCCGTTATTTGCTGATAATAAAACGGTTTAAGTTTTGCGATTGAAGTGTCAATCAACGGAAAGTGTAAGTCGGAAGCACCAGGAAATGGTTTGTTCTTACGTCGCAGCCCGTCATGCCGCATTTGGTAATAAAGTCCCTGTCGTCGCTCCCATTTAGCGCGGTCATGGATGCTGTCCAAAACCGCCTCAAACATGTCATTTCTGCTTTCGTACATTTCTCAATTGGTACTCCAAATCATTTACAGTGTGCAGCGCCTCCCGCGCCCAGCGTTTTACCGTCTGGGTAGACTGTTGCACGTCACTAAATTCCGGCTGATCCATCAGCCGTTTGACATTCCCGTCAGTCAGCCGCGTCACCGGATGATCCACCGTCCGACATCCCGTCCAAAGCAGCATCAATGGCAGCAGCGTTATCGGAATGTATTTCGGCGGTGCGATCCGTCTTTTTATCTTCACGTCTCTGTTTGCGATCACCAAACCATGAGCCGAACATGTCAGCTACTTTTGCGAGTAAAACGAATATCGCGTTCATATAAAGCTACTAGCGGTACGGCTACTGATTCATGCGGTAACTAGCGTCCAGAGACTTAACGTAAAAACCGTTGCTGGGATCTCCCCAACCAACACAACACCATGCCGCCGTTCCATCAGTAACCCGCATTGAATCCACTGTCTAACTCCATGCCAACCGGTTCCATTTCACTCAACGCTTCCATGAAGCTCGGTCGCGGCTCCAACTGCAACGCTGACCCAGCGCCACCACACGATATGGCTCCCAGCACCGCATCCGCACGGTCAGGCGATGGTAACCCGCGACTTCGCATCTGGTCTTTCGGCTCCAATTGCAACTTCCCCTTACTGTTATGCTTCGTCCGGCGCGTCGTCAGTTGGGATTGCAACAAATCGTCATCCGGTAAAATGATTTCACACAACTCAATGGCCCGTGCGGCTTTAAACCATATTTCAGCACCTCGATTGGCGAAGTGCCTGTCATCAAATGCACGTTCCCCGTTGTTCACTCGATGCACACCCCATCCCGCTTCCGCTAAAGCGTCACACATCGGAATACCCAATCCACCGGCATCCGCATAAATATCCTCCGGCTTCAGTCCGTTCCGCTGAAACTCCACGATGAACCGCCCAACAGCCGACATCGTGTCCCGCTCCGTCCAGCAAAGCATCTTGTCGATTTTGTTTCCGACTCGGATCGCCAGCACGTTCTCGTCTCCACCCGCTGCAAAGTCACAAAAGGCAGTTTTTTCCTGTCCGATATGTGTCGGTGGATTCGTCAAACAATGCTGCAACGAATTGTACGGCACGACCACCGACTCCTCGCCAATGTCCATGAACTCACCAAACACCATCGACCGCACCAACGGATGATCCTTGCCGTATCGCTTAAACTGTTCATTTATCCAGCTTTCCGGTATGTGAGGACAATCATACGAAGTGCATGTAAACGTATCCCACAAGTACGCTTCTTTCGTGAATGCTCGGTAAAAAAAGCCGTCCGTGGCTCCCGGCGATGACATCAACACCAACCGACTTGGGATACAGCGGGATATTGCTTCACTGATGGAATCCGGAACCGTTTTCGCCTCGTCCACGATCATCAACAAATTCGACGACGGCCCCGTCCTGTGCCACCCCTCGAAACGTCCACCATCACTCGTACTGAACCCAATCGCCTTACTTCCATTCTGAAACCGGACATCCGTCGCGTTCACCGTCCACCCCTCGCCACCATTCAACCCACTCACGTACTTTCGGATGTAAGGAAATAGCTGATCCTTCACCTGACGGAACACCCCAGCCGTCGTGACACACGTACTTTCCGGAAACCGCATGCAATGCCATATCACCGCACACGCCGCCACCATACTCGTCTTACCGGAACCATTCGCCGCTTTCAGCGCTACTTTACACTCCTTGTTGTTGATCGCCTTCAATACGTCGTGCTGCCACGGGTACGGTTTGATGCCAAGGAACATTTCGGGGAAATTTTGTAATTGCGCGGAATATTCGATCAGTTCCGGACTCGGTTTTGACGTATCCGCAGTTAGGGGGTCAAATTTCGTTTCTGACGGCGTTTTGGCTTTACGGGGTCTACCGACCTTCTTTCCACTTTCAAACGTCGCCTTACCCCCGTCGCGGGTCACCACACGCTTCTTGCGTGCGCCTACTTTAGTTAACTGTACTTCAGCACCCGATTCAGCGATTTCGTCCGGCGTCCGGTTGCTGATCCGAATGCCACGCTTCTCCGATTTAGTCGTCATGTTGCATGTATAAGTAAAGGGTTAAGGATAAGCTTAGTTAAGCTTAGTCTAAGCTTAGTTATACTAGTGTCAAAATATCCGACATTGACTGTCAAAAAACCCGACATTGACTTATCCACATTGGTGAAAAATTGGGGCTGTGATTTTTGGGGGATATACTATTAACACACCACCCCCGTGGGGGCTGGCCCCCGCCCGTGTCGTGGCCGCTTCGCACGCGCGTGACTCCACTCTGGAACCCCTCTCTCACTGAGTATCAATGACTTGCGCCGCTTCCGTGAACTTGGCGTGATTTTCGGGGACATTGCAAAGCGCAATCACAAGCTGCGGCGCTATCGTATTCCGTTGATTAGCAGTGACTTGTGCCGTTTGTGCGTCTTTGTTCCATGATGTGCGGCGTCTTTCGAGTAAATCCACCGCCAACTTGGGCTGTTTTGCAATGCCTTCCGTCGCAGCCTCTACCATTTGCAATTCCCACGCCGCCTCAATTTCAGCCAACTTGGCCCCGAAAGTAGCATCCCGCTTTTCCCATCTCGAAAGCGTCTCCCGCCCAATTCCGGCGTATTTGCTGGCGCTTTCGCGTGATAATCCATTGCCAAGCGCTCGAAATATTTTCGCTTCAATCTCCGGAGTTCGCTTCGTTGGCCGTCCAGTTTTCGCCATGTCAGCTACTTTCCCCGAAAGTCTACGGCTCCGGTAGCTACTTTGTAAGAACCAGCCACCGCCAGCCGTAAACACCACCGCCGACAGTATCGGCCCAATCACATGAAAAAATACAATTACAAACTTGGCCACCATCGCGGCGGAAGACGCGTTTGGATAGAAGGCAAGCGCCTGACAGCGGCCGGATTCACTCGCGGCGTGCGATACGAGAAACTAGTTCAAGCCAACAAAATCACTTTGACGGCTGGCGAAGTTGGCAAGTTCGGCGTCGCTGGTACGGATACGCGCCCAATCATCGACATCAGCGGCCAAGCCGTTGCAGCCATATTCGCTGGCCATGACCGCGTTAACGTAATTTTTCAAAACAGTCGCATAACCATCACGGGAGGCGAAAAAGCATGAAAGTAACGCTTGCCGATTTGAACCGCGCAATTGACAGACTCAACAGGCGCACGGGCAACCCATTAGACCCGTACACACGAACGGGCGAAAATACTGTCAAATCGAACGCCGGTTGCTTTGTTTTGGATTGTGCCTACGGCGGTTGCAAATTGTCGCAAATAGTTGACGGCGGCGGCCAACGAGACGTTTTGCGCGTGGGCTATAAATCCAAGCGCGACACGTACAATTTAATTCACGCGTTCGTTGACGGCATCGAATACAATACGCTTGGCCATTATCGCATATACGAGGCAAAAGCATGAAACGCCAACAACTAATCAAGTTGGCGCGATTGGTCGCCACGGATTCCCCCGAACTACTCCCGGCCGTTCGTGCTATTCAAGCGGCCGGTGATGCCGACAAGCGCGGCACATGGGCGCAATGGGCCA